TCCCCAAAGCCTTGTGTTCTGCATATGACTTGGTTTGCCAATGAAGAATACGGAGTTGAGCCTGAATGGTAAGAAAGGTGGTAATGTGCATACTAGTGTCTCCTGAATCTATATTTAGCATTAGATACACATTCACCTGATGATTTTGAAATTAGTCAGCCCCATCTTTATGGGATTCTGCCAAATATTTACGATCTTCGTTGACTTCCTTACGGGCATTCTCAAGAACTCTACGCTCTGCATCTGAATATCCTGTAATGTACTCCTGATCGTATGGAGTTTTTGAAAATCCAAACTTCTGCTCTCCCTTATTAGGAAGACCACCCATGCGATCATTGAATCCGTCTTTGTAACCTTGACCTGCTGTATACATCATTGCTCCTTTAGTATATAATTGCGCCACAATCAATCATTGCACAATCAGAATCAAACATTCGTTTTGCAAGAGTTTGCATATCGTACTTTGGCTTCCAACCAAGAACCTCTCTTGCCTTAGTAGAATCTCCTAGTAGGTATGGAACTTCGTTGGGACGCATCAACCGAGTATCGAACTTTACATAGTTATGCCAATCTCCAAGATTTGCATATGTGAATACTTCGGTGAGAAAATCTTCGATGCTGTGTGTTTCTCCTGTTGCAATGACATAATCATCAGCCTTGTCTTGCTGCAACATGAGCCACATGGCTTCTACATAATCCTTGGCATGACCCCAATCGCGCTTGGCATCAAGGTTTCCAAGATGTAGATCCTTCTGCAATCCCTTTTTGATCTTGGCTGCTGCCATTGTAATCTTACGAGTAACAAATGTCTCGCCACGGCGTGGGCTTTCGTGATTGAAGAGAATGCCCGAAGACAGATGTAATCCATAAGCCTTGCGATAGACATTTATCATCTGATGTGCATACAATTTGGCTACAGCATAAGGAGAAACAGGCATCATGCGGCTGTTTTCGTGGAAGCCTTTTGTAGTATAGGCAGTTGATTCTCCATACATTTCAGAGGATGAAGCCTGATACATTCTTGTTGTAGGAGAAATGCTTCGAATAGCATTTAGAATGTTGAGTGTTCCTCGACAGATACCATCCGAAGTGTAATCAGGAATCTCAAATGAAACCGCAACATGGCTTTGTGCGGCTAGATTGTAGATCTCATCGATCTTATCTTCCTTCAAGATATGATTAATCAAGGAGGCATCATGCAGATCATAGTATTTGATGGAGAAATTTGGATTTCCCATCAAGTGATCGATTCGCCCCGTATTAATTGTAGATGTTCTGCGCTTGAGACCGATGACTCGGTATCCCTTTTCAAGTAGCAATTCAGCCAAATACGAACCATCTTGTCCGTTGACCCCTGTAATCAATGCTGTCTTCATAATAAAATCGCCTTTCAATAACCAAGTTTCTTCAATCGTTGAATTGTATCTTCTGTATTTTTGTGTAGTATACCAATTCCACCCGCTGCGTTCCACTCAGCGATGTTTGGTTCCCAATCATCAATCAGTATGTTTGGAATTCCATTTGATTTGGCGTACTTCTTTTTGTCTGATCGAAGCGTTATGTGAATATTCTGTGGAATAGGACTCATGTTTGCTTTGATCCAAATTAACTTATCCTGCTTTGATGATGATTGCCAAGTTCTAGTATGAGCAGATAAAATACGAGCATTGTAACGAGCAACATATGACCACAATCGTTTGCCATCAGCCATCCAAGGCAAATGTGCAAATAGATTTGGATGCTCATTATCAAACTTTTTCTTATTCTTCTGAAGCCATTGTTCGAAGGCATCGCCCGAAATACGGGGAACTCCTGCCAATGTAGTCATACCCCCAATGATGTCTACAAGAACACCATCCATGTCGCAATAGATGGTTCCTTGTGGTGCTTCGTCTATGTGTGTTTGGAAATCTCTCATATCTTTATGTAGTGGGCGGCTCGTTGTTGGTTCCCGTCTTTCCTTCATCAACTTCGGTGAAGAATTCAACGCCGTCTACCTGTGTAAAGGTAACAGCGTAATCCACAGCCCTCTTCCAAAGTTCAGGATCTATCTCGCGGACATATTCGCTGAATTTAAATGAGAACTCAAGCAGGGCTTCTTTGACGAGAAGTTCCTCCTCCATCTCCATCAATTCTTCCTCGTCCTCGGTGAGGTTATCATTCTCATCACCGTCATCACCTTCATCGTCATCACCATTAGGAAGAATGCTATCTTCATCCTCGTCTTCATTTTCATCTTCAGGACTCCATTCGCTATCGTAGTTTTCCATAGGAATTCTCCTGTTAGGATTCGAACCTAAACCGAGAGGATCAAAACCTCTTGTGCTACCGTTACACTACAGGAGAGCATTACTTGCTCTTACCTGTGATTTGCTTCTTATGCCCAATCTCAATCTTGCGAAGACGAAGATCAATCTCTTCGCGCCAATTTCCAAGATCTTGGGTGATCTCTTCATACATTCGCATATGTGCTAGGTCTAGATTGTCAAACCGATTGTCAATTTCTTTACGCTTGTTGATTTCGTTGACTCTGTTGAGTTCAGAAATCAGTAAAGTTACTGCAACCCAACCTAAGCCACCCAAACCAATTATGAAAATAGTAAATGTATCCATGATTAAGTTCCTTTGTTATATTTAGACGAATGCTCTCGGTGGGACTCGAACCCACGGCTTACGAATTAAAAGTTCGTTATTCTACCAACTGAATTACGAGAGCGTAGCGTCCTTGGGTGGACTCGAACCACCGACCTACAGATTAGAAATCTGTTACTCTATCCAACTGAGTTACAAGGACAAGAAAGCACGGTGAGGGACTTGAACCCATCGAAACAGCAAGGTTGAGATTACGACTCTCGTTTACCCCATTTATGGAAACCTCGCTAAATTCTTCTTCAGATATCGCTGATCAGTCGATGTACCTAGTACGCCTTACGATACCGTGCATTTGCTCTCATTGATTTTTAAGTTTAGATCGATTCTTGTTGAACATAATGAGGGAATCACAACGGAATGAACGCCATGCAGATTTTTCCAAATCCCAAACAAGAACATGGTCATTGCTTTCGGGTAACCCCGCCTTCTTTGGCTTATCCTCGCTCTTGGGCTTCTCTTCAATCTTTGGCATCAACGCAGGATTGAGAGTACACCACATGATGCGCTCAGTCCCATCAACCTTATTGAAAGTTACTTCACAGCCGTCTTCGCTCTCTCGGAGCATCTTTGTCATTGATTCTTTGGTCATCATTATCGTGGCCCTTGTGCTTTAATTGCGCCTTTAGCCTTCTTTGGCTTCTTACTACGACTACTTGCCTTTGCCTTTTTTGCGGCTTTGGCTTTTATTGGCTTGATTTTTCTTGGTCTTTTACTTTTAGCCATTGCCAAACATCCTCCACTTACGATCAAATACCTTCCAATGTGTGATGTCTGAGTCTACTTCATCGGTTGGAGGAGCGTATACACCATCGTCCCACTCAGGAGATGACCACGAATCTGTATTTGCAAAAATCGTAGTATTCTTGTCTTCCCATTTGCCGTATGCATCTGCTGTCTCCTCAAACGAATCCAATACATCGTGTATGATCTCCGTTTTGTATTGAATCAATAGATGATTGCGCTCCTGTGGTGTATTGCAATCGATCAAGGCAGTCACCTTGTCTAGGGGAATTACAATATCCTTGGATCGTGCAAGAGTTGAGATATAGTCGATGACAGACAGATAGCCACACATACGGTGGTTCTGTTCAGCAATCAGGACTTTCTGAATATCCACAATTTCTCGGAGTAGGGTGTTGGTGTCTTTGTTGTTTTCCATTAGGGTGAAGTATAGCCTATCTCTCGCCTTCTGTCAACCCCTAAATATCCACATGAAACGACTTTTGGAGCATCTTTTACAAGAGGACGATTGCGTCCGAATTTTTGGAAATACCCTTTTTGGAGATTTGTTCGATGGGGAGAAGGATTTGACCCAAGAGAAGGAAATTAGAAAAGCAGTTCAAAGTTTCTTCAGCGACAAGTTGACTTATCGAGAAAAGCCCGAAACCATAGTGAATGCGTTTCGTGAACTTTTAAAATGCAAAGGTAAGTTTCC